TTTCTTAAATAATTATTTAAGAGAGAAATATTTCAAGGTGGCCACTGGGACGTTCACGGTAGGTCGTAGTCTACGACTTCTTACCTCAGCGGGTCCGAATTCTCGAAATCAACTCTTTGGTTATGCTATCGATGCTTTTGCATGACGGAATAACCCTAGTTTGTTGGAGACATTTAAACAATTTGCTTTATTAACAAATAATAAAAATGTTTTCGAGAAGTTAAGAGATGATATCAAGTTTATTGAATCTAATGATCTAAAGGTCGAAGACCTTTTAGATACAAAAGAAATCAATAAAGCTTGAACATCATCTTCGGATTCACTGAAATTGGGAAAACTCTGTCTTAAACAGGAAGCGGCTGGTAAGGTGCGTGTATTTGCCATGGTTGACAGCTGAACTCAGACACTATTAGGAACTCTCCACGATGGGTTATTGAAGATTTTATCTTCGATACCCCAAGATGGAACCTATGATCAACATAAGCCTGTAAAGGCTTTAATTGAAAAAGGGTTAAAGGAGTTCTATAGTTATGATCTTTCTGCTGCAACTGATAGATTACCCATAGAAATTCAGGTTAGGATTATCTCTTGATTATTTAATAATCAAGAGGTTGGTCCTCTCTGAAAATCTTTATTGGTCGATCGAGACTATATCTTAGAATCCAAAGATCAGAAATTTCTTTCTGAGAATGGATCTTATAGATATTTAGTCGGTCAACCAATGGGGTGTCTATCATCATGGCCAATGTTAGCCCTTACCCACCACCTTATAGTACAAGCTGCTGCACGTAGATCCGGATCAATAAAATGATTCGAAGATTACGCTGTCCTCGGTGACGATATTGTCATTGGAGATAGAGCTGTAGCAAAGTGTTATTTGGTTCTTATGAGCGATCTTGGTGTAGAAATTAATCTATCCAAGTCGTTAGTAAGTGCTTCCGGATCTTGTGAATTTGCAAAACGCTTCTATCATCATGGTGTAGATGTAAGTCCTATTGGACCTAAATCTATACTTGAAATGATAGGAAACCCACGTTCTTTTAAAGATGTTGTTTTAAACAACTCTTTAATTGAAGTGGAAGATTTTGCGATCCTCCGAGATCAACTTAAAGATCTCTTTAGTAGAGAGAATGTTGTTAATTCTAAATGAATTAAGAAGATTCAATCTAACTATTGAGATTTAGTAAGTTGTTTTGGGCTGAACTTAGGACTGGATTTATCACCTAACCTTACGGTTACGGCTATAAATTCGCTAGCTCCTAAGGAGAAGATAATTTTTGATTCTCTATTAAAGAGTATCATAGATTATCGTCTTACCCAAGGTTGATTTTTGGGACTTGAGGAAACTGTTAACACTTACAATCGGTATAGAAGATTCTATTCCTTTTGTAGCATTAGCAAGTTTCCAAGTACAGATTGTATCCTTTCCTCTATGAGTGAAATTTTACAAGAATGTACTTATAAGTTAAAGACTAATATGACTGAAGATGAGGCTTTACGCCTTGCCTTCACGTCACTAGCTCGTTTAACTTGAGTCCTTGAAGAGAAGAAACAAACTAATAGTAGATCTATAAAGAGTTTACGTTTAAGTAAATCTTTATTTGATCAGTTATACTCTGTTTCTCCTGTTCTGGCTATATCTCTAATTAAAGAGAGTCAGGCCGATCCTCGTTTCGTAAAACGAGAGGGGGTTAACTGAGAACTCAGTTAACTTGGTCACAAGACCGCTTTGAAA